AGTAGCAGAAGCAGAACAAGAGATAAAAACAGGCGAGCGCGTAGAGGACTTACTATGAATATCTTTTATCTAGACCGTGACCCACACGAGGCCGCTAGGCTACAGTGCGACCGTCACGTAGTTAAGATGATACTAGAGACAGCACAGCTACTCTCTACGGCACACAACGAGCTAGACGGGGGGCAGATTGCGTACAAAAGTACCCACAAGAACCACCCTAGTGCGGTCTGGGTGCGGTCTAGTTCTAACGCGTACGTGTGGACATGGCACCACCTGAAAGCGCTTGGATGCGAGTATGAGCGACGTTATCAGAAGGTACACAAGACCATTGCTGATCACTTAGAAGCTCTCTGTGGGCTTCCTGCGGCCTTACAGAGCGATATTACACCCTTTGTAGACCCACCACAGTGTATGCCAGACGAGTGCAAGCGCGACTGTACAGTACTAGCATATCGTGTGTACTACGAACACAAAGCAAATGAATGGTTACAGAAAGGGAGGCCTATGAAATGGACAAAGATCGCATAAAACATTTTATTTACACCATGCCAGAATATTGGTATGCTCTTGGAATAATTGTTTTCTTTAGTGTTGTTTTTATATTAACTGATTACATTTAATATGGAGGTAAGTTATGAGCATTGATGATGTAACGCCAGAAGAATGGAATAAGATTAGATCTAGTACTATAACCGGAAAGCTTTATCATCCTCAAGATAAACATAATGCCGTTACAAAACCACAGCACTATAACAAGGGTGGTATAGAGGCTATTGATTATATTAAACAACAGCTTGGCCCCGGCTTCAATGACTACTGTGCTGGAAATGTTATGAAATATTTACATAGATTTAAATATAAGAATGGTGTAGAAGATCTTAGGAAGGCTCGTGTTTATCTTGATTGGTTAATACAGGAGATTTCAAAATGAATCTAAATAGACTTGTAAGAAGTGCAAGTAATGATGAAGATTATTGTGCATATATTGTAAAAGAAATTGATACAAGTCATTGGGATCTTGAAAGTATTTATGATCTCTGGGAAAAAGCAAAGCAATCAAACCTAACAGTAGCAAAATTTATAGAGGAGTACAAGGAGAAAGAGAGTGGACTTTGACGCCTATCAAAAAGCCGCCGCTGAAACGGCACAATACAAAGATATGTTTTATCCTATTGCATCTTTGATGGTTGAGTCAGCAGAACTATCTGATTTATTTATCAAGCCTATGTTAAGAGGCGATGATAAAAATGTCAATAGAGATGATGTGATATCAGAAGCCGGTGATGTCCTTTGGAATCTTTCTATGTTATTGAAAGATCAGGGGGTTGACTTGTCTACTGTTGCGGAGTATAATCTATCTAAACTCCGCAGTCGTGTAGAACGGGGGGTGATAAAAGGTTCTGGAGGTAATCGTTGAAAATTATACAAGGTAATTTTAAACAAGATAAAAAGAAATCTCTTAACGATAAAGTTACTGAAGGTCTTAAAAAATTACAAGACTCTTCAAACGAAGAAGAGTTAAGATATCCTTTTATCTTAATAGTTGATACTGGAGAAGACTTAAGAGTAGTATCTGATATTGATATGGAAAAGTTTAATCTCTTATTAGATCTTGTAAAGATGACTATACTTACAGGAGACTATGAGTAATGGATGAGGTTTTTAATGTCGAAGATCATCTTTGTCGTGCGTTTGTTATGGGGCTAGGTACTGGCTTACCATCTTCAGATGCTATGAGAAATATGATTAGTTGGATTAATCTAATGTCAGATAAGGAGGGAAAAGCATTGACTGAAGATTATGTTGTTAGTTGTATCCCGCGTTATATTACTTTCTTGTTTAACAAATCTTAAGGAGATTTTATTATGGCAGTCGTTGAAGGCTTTGCATACTGGGCTTCTGTTACTACGCCCAACACAACATTCACTCCGGTCTATACTGTGAATCTTGTTGTAGATACAGATGTCGCAGAAGACTTTAGATCTCGTGGGTTCAAGGTCAAGGACATGGAAGAAGGCCCAGCACTTATGATCAAGCGTAAGGTTCACGGCAAGAACGGAGAGAACTCGCCGCCCAAATTGCTTGATCGAAACAAGCAGCCTATGAATGTGTCAGTTGGTAATGGTTCAAAGGTTCGTGTTCAATACAAAGAGTGGGAGACTACTTGGAATGGTACGGTCTACAAGGGCCTAGACTTTCAAGCTATGCAGGTGCTTGACTTGATTGAATATGCAAGTCCAGACGGTGCTGAGTTTGAAGTATTAGACAACAATGATGGAGATGAATTGTAATGAATTATAGATACACGCACGAAGATAAAACTTATGATGTTGAGAAGTTGTCTGGCGAAGGTCAGGCAACATTCAATCTTCTTGTTACTGTCCAACAAAGAATGGACACACTACAAGCAGACTTAACAATCTTACAGGCTTCTTCAGTTGCTCTGCACTCCAAGATGCAGGAGTTCCTTGAAGATGAAGCTTTGGTTGAGGATGATGAAGCGGAGGAATAAACATGGGCAACTTTGTGGCCTATCAAAAACCTTGTCCAAATTGCGGAGGCAGTGATCCTGTCTCCGTAAACCAAAACGGTTCTGCAAAATGTTTTAGTTGCGGGACTTTTTTTAAAGACTATGAATCTGCAATGGGAGGCAACGTGGCAGACTTTAATAGTTTCAAAAGATCTAACGATAACAATTCATTTAAGGATACACAAAGTGTGTTTTATCATGAACTAACAGACAGAGGGATATCCCTTGAAACTGCAAAGAAATATGGCGTCCGGTCAGTCAAGGATGAAGCCGGTAAAATTATTGAACATCATTATCCAGCGTACATAAACAATGAAGAAGTCGCTACTAAAATTCGCAGAGAAAATAAAGTATTTACTTGGTCAGGTTCGTCCAAAGGAACTGGTCTTTTTGGTCAGCAAGTGGCGCAGACGGGCGGCAAATACATTACGATCACTGAAGGTGAATGTGATGCTATGGCGGCATACGAACTTCTGGGGAGTAAATGGCCGGTTGTATCTGTTAAGAATGGAGCGCAAGGCGCAGTCAAAGATGTCCAAGAAAATCTTGAGTTCCTTGAATCGTTTGATACGGTGGTCATTTCATTCGACAACGACAAGCCCGGAAAAGAAGCCGCAAAGAAAGTGGCGCGTATCCTCAAGCCCGGAAAAGCTAAGATCCTCAATCTCCCACCTGAGTTCAAAGATCCTAATGAGATGCTCAAGCTGGGCCACCACAAAGCTTATGTTACTGCGTGGTGGGGTTCAAAACTTTATACGCCGTCTGGGATTCTAAACGTCAGTGAAGAGCGTGACAACTACAAGAAGCGTGAACGCAAGGAGTCAGTCCCATATCCTTGGCAGGGTTTAAATGATAAGCTAGAAGGTCTAAGGCAGGGGGAGCTTATAACTTTAACTGGCGGCACAGGGCTTGGTAAGTCCAGCGTAACACGAGAGCTTGAGCATTGGCTTATTACTAATACAAACGACAAGGTAGGTGTCATCGCCCTTGAAGAAGATTGGCGTCGGACTGTCGATGGTATCTTATCTATTGAGGCCAACGCCCGTCTTCATATTGATAGTGTTCGCGCACAGTTTACTGAAGAAGAGATAGATAATTTCTTCAATGTTCTGTACGATGGGCATAACAAGAACCGTGTCTTTGTACACGCCCACCTTGGCATGAACGATGTAGATAGTGTGTTTAGTAAGTTACGGTTTATGGCAATGGGTCTTGAATGTAAGTGGATAGTTTTTGACCACTTGCATATGCTGCTGTCTATGACTACTGATGGTGATGAACGACGCAATATAGATTCTATAATGCACAACTTCAGGACTCTGGTTGAAGAGACAGGTGTAGGTCTTATTCTTGTGTCGCATCTCAGAAGGATTGATGGTAATCGTGGGCACGAGAACGGTATTGAAACAGGACTTAATCATCTTCGCGGCTCGCAAAGTATTGCACAGTTATCTGACTGTGTAATTTCTCTTGAGCGCAATCAACAATCAGAAGATCCTATTGAAGCTAGTACCACCAAAGTCCGTGTATTAAAGTCTAGATACACTGGCGATGTCGGATTAGCCACCTGTTTGTTTTATGACAAAGACAGTGGTAGACTCAGCGAGCTTACGATGGAAACAGAAGAACAAGAAGAGCTTGAGTTATGAAGAGCATAGTATTTGACATTGAGGCTGATAGTCTAGAGCCTACAAAGATCTGGTGCATTGCTGCTGTCGATCCAGACTCAGGAGAAACCAGAACCTTTGGGCCTACTGAGATTGTCAACGGCCTTGCACACCTGACAACCGCAGATAAATTAATAGGCCATAACATTATTGGCTACGATCTTCCAGCTATAAAGAAGATACACAACGTAGATCTTTCAGAGGGTAGAGCCATTGTAGATACATTAGTTCTTTCTCGACTGTTCAACCCTACCCGCGAAGGAGGACATAGCCTAGCGTCTTGGGGCTATCGTATCGGCCTACAAAAAATAGATCATAAAGAGTTTGGTGAATACTCTCCAGAGATGCTGAACTATTGCCGTAATGATGCAGTCCTTAATGCAAAGATGTTTAATAATCTTAAGATTGAGTCTCGTGGATTTAGTCGGCAGTCAGTTACTCTTGAGCATGAGACACTAAAAATTATTGCTGATCAACGCGAGCATGGATTTCTTCTGGACGTTAAAGCCGCAAGCCTTCTGGTTGCTGAACTGACTGACCGCCTAAAAGAAGTTGAACGTGAAGTTCAAAAAACCTTTAGGCCCAAGCAGCTTAAGACCACACTACTGGCTCAGTTTACAAAGACAGGTGCGCTTTCTAAGATGGCTCTCATTGAGGGATCAACAAAGAAAAGCAGACTGACTCAAGAAGAGTATGAAGAAATTGCAATTAAGCGTAAGGCTGTACGCATTG